ACTTTATATAATATACAGTCTATACTATCACCACAATGAACAACCACCATAGAGATAATCCCCACGGATGGACCAACAACGGAACCGATACCGACCACCTCGCTGACTATCGCAGAAAACCCAAAGGCCCAAAATGGACTTGCCCCTGTAATAAATGCATCCCCACCACCAAACCCACTAAGGCCACTACGCCCACGCTTAACATACTGCACCTGAATGGGAAGAAATATCAGCTGACCGAAATCAAGTAACCCAACCTCATACCAGCCACGCAAACCCCTATCCCATCATGGACAAGGGGTTTCCCTTTTTACCAGCCACTACCCTCACTCACCCCCGCCTTTTTATACAACCCCTTACACCATGTACCTCCTCCATCCCCCCAAAAATGACACCCTCTCCCCCCTATATAGGGTAGTAACCCCCCTCAAAATCGACGGGGACCACTTCTGAATAGGGGGGCACCCGGACCCCCTGGCTCGCGCATGCCTGCGCACGACACACGGCAAAATTTTCTATTGGGCGTTTTTTATGTTTTATGGTGTTTTCTTTTTTGCAACACACGGCAAAATTTTCTATTGGGGGAATTGAGTTGAGGGTATGAGATTTGGGTGGGCACTTTTGGATGTTTTTGGGAGAATGTGGTTTGCGCAACGGGGAGAAATTTTTCTTTGGGGAAATCTCGTAAATGGGTAGATTCCATAAAAGGGATGCGCGGAATATTCCTTAAAATGGGAAATTCCGTTAAATGAGGAAATTGTTGAAGGGTAATCAGATTTTTAATATATTTATGATGTATATGAGAATGAAAGATTTATTATTGGAGTCTGCTGATACATTGATATTGAATGGGAAATATTATCCATTCAGGAGTTCGTATAATGTGGTTACAGGGTTCACATATGATGATGGTCTGACTGGTAAGAACGGTGCATATGTGGGGTGCAGCAGTGTTAATGGCACTCTATTAGTGGATACTGGGAAGAATGAGATGGATAATAAGTTGAGAGATTCGATGGCGTCATTTTTGAAGTCATTTATTGATGATGCATATGTTGCTAAGGGTCATTCTGATTTGGAAGATGAGATGTATACGTATGATGGGTATCGTAATTCTGTTATCAGATTTAGGGTATATTTTGTGGAGGGGAAGTATTATTTTACGTTTTGGGGAGCTAACATTGGCGTATTGAAGAAGAATCGTGGGGTATTTGATCGTATAATACGTGATTCTGGTATAGAGACTAAGGATGTGGTATTTGAGATAGCGCAGCGGGATGTGAGCAAGTCTGGGTATATGGAATTTGTGGAGTATGCGAATGCGTTTGAATCATCTGATGGTGAAGGCGTGAAGGTTGAGGGTGAGATTGAGAAGCGGATAAAGGAATTGAACAGTAGGTTGGCGGAGCTTATAGCTGATGAGCATGTTAGGGGTGCGATATGGACGATTGGGGAGAAGAAGAAGTATAAGTTAGAGGTTAAGAATTTGGAATTGGCTGCGGAAGCGTTGCGAGGTGCGTTGCGGGCTGGGGAGACAGATTTGAGCAAGGTTATAATAAAGACGGTGGATAAGTTAGAGGATGAGCTGGAGGTTGTTCCGTCATCGGTATTGTATGCGAAGTTGGAGAAGGAGTTAAAGCAGTATGGGACGAGTGCGGTGGCGATAATGCAAAAGTTGAGGGGTATGGGAATAAATCCTCGGGATGTTATACGTGAGATAGCGGATCGGTGTGGCGGCGTTATATCGACGGGGCGTTTGATGGAGGAGTTGAGTGATTATGTCGAGCGGGGCGTGTGTACGATATACATGACAAAAAAACTGGGCGGCGGTATGTTGATGATTTGGCAGGGCGATGTGATTGATAAAGAGACGAGTGGCGCGGCGGACGTGGTTATCAAGGATAAGGGTGAGATAGATGGGATACTGGCTGAGTTGACTGATGTGGAGGTTAAGATGTTAAAGGATGGGAATCCTGTTGTGGTTAGTAATTTGAGTGGTGGGATTGGTAAGATGAATGAGTCGGCTGAGATGGTTAAGATGGTTAAGTATGATGATATTGAGAAGTTAAGTAAGAGTGTTAAGACGTTTGAAGGGTTTCTTGCGTCATTTGTGGGCAAGCGGTTAAAGGATTTATTGGATGGTCTTAGTTTCTCTCGATTATATGTGATGAACAAGTATGATGATATGAGGGGAGATAATCCGCAGCAACTTGTTACTATGTTAATGGATACGACGGTTGCGTATATTAATTTTAGGTTAATATTACCTATCAGAAAACAGTTAGATGATGTGGATGTATTGGATAAACAGACAGATGAGTATAAAGAGTATCATCGTAATCGGATGGGTATAGTTAAGCAAATTTTGGTAGCGAGCAGGTCAAATGATAAGGAGAAAGAAGTTGAGTTGAGGAGTCGGTTGAGTTTATTAAAGGATCCTAGTTCTTATTCTAATAATATGAAGGATATGGATATTCTGGTTAAAGAGATACACGGCCGGCCGCTTACATTGAAGGATGTAATGCCGAGTGATAGTGATAGTGAGGATGACAAGAAGAGGTATAAGAGTGCGGTGGAAGCGTTTGATAATTTTAAGAATAGAATGTTAAGTGAGTCGGATAAAACCGTGAAAACTGATAAATTTAAAGAGTCGTTGAGAAAACTGGTAAAGGAAGTTATGGGAGGGGGAGGCAAGTATCCGAAGGATCCATATTATAGTCCTACAGATTCCGCCGATAAGTTTGATAAACGTGGTGGAGTTGGAAAGCTTTTGGGGAATTCGGTGGAGGTTGATGTAACAGTGAATGGGGTTAAGTATAAGGTTACATATGACACGAAGAGTGTACCTTACAATCCTTCATTTGGTGAGAACTGGAAAGACATTGATATAACTCGTATCAGGTTGAGTGGCAAGGATATATTGGGAGATTTGGATATGGGCGTTCGTAAGTCTATAACGTTGGAGTTGGCGGATTTAATTGGTTAATTTTGGGGATATTGGTATATGACCGGCGAATTTTCAAAATTGAGTCATCGTGAGTTTGATCAATCTAAAGTGGGTTGGCGTAAATTTGGCGAAGACTACAAATCCGCTCGACAATCGATTTATGCATTCGCCAAGGAAAAGGGGTGGGGAAAAAATGAAAACGGGCACGTTCTATTGTGGCATCTTTTTCAGTTGTATGCAATGGATGACATGAACGTAGAAGCCAAAAAGCTGCTTCAACACATTATAAAAAGTGGCAACTGGGATGATTATTATTCACGCGGAACCCTTGCATGGATGAATGGGGATGAAGAATCGTTGAAGAAGGAAATTAAAGCTGCGGAAGATGATGTAGATTATGCGTCTGGGAACGGTGGCAACGTGGAAATATTACGTCGAATGCTAGGTGGCATTGGTAAAAAATACCGAGAAGTTTATTAACGTCTTAGATCGATTCTTTCGTTAAAGTGGTATATGAACCGCTGGAGATTTTATAATTCCAGCGGTTTTTATATTTGACACTTTGGATTTTTTGGGTATAGTTATGAAAACCTACGTTTGGATACGTTGTCCGAGTGTAGTTTTAAAATAAAGGAAAAAATAAATATGATGAAACAAGTAAGAAATATAATTCTGACGGCCATTTTGGCAGTTGTGATGACAGGTGTAGTTAAAGCAGCAGCGCCGGTTGTCCAAGCTGCTGCCGCTAAGGTTCCTGAGTTCACGATTACTCCAAAGGTGTCGTTTGATGTTGGGTATGTTACGCGTGCTAATCATTTGGGTTTGCAGATTCAAAAGAACAGTGCGTTTGGTTCAGCTACAGTATCGTTGGAGAATTCGGTTGTGACTCCTACTGTTGGTATGACTTATTACGCGGCTGGTGAGAACGCTGATCAGGTGGTATTGGATGGTAGTTTGTCCAAGGTTTTGGGCAATGATTCCATGAAGGTTGTTACCACGGCGGGAGTTCAGCAGCGTATTATCGGTGGAGCTTTGGAAGATTCGTTTTCGGCGTATGCTGGAGTTCGACTTGTCAAGTTTCCGCTTTTGACTGTTTTGGCCACGCCGTATGTTACGGTTGCTAGAGATTTCAATTATGATCTATTGGGTGCCACGGTTGGGCTTGATAGAACGATTTCTATTAGCAGTTTGAAGGTTGATGTGACTCCACGGGCTGAGGCGTATTTGTATGATAAGCATACCGCGTATACCTTTGGTAGTTCGGTGACTTACACTGGCCTCAAGTATGTTAAGCCATACGTTGATGTTAGTTACGTTACGAGTGACACCACATTGGCTGCTCGTAAGTTTGAAGGTAATCTCGCATTGGTTACTGGTGTCAAGCTTAGTTTCTAAGTTAGTATAAAATAAGTTACATATAAACCACCGGCTTTTAAATAAGTCGGTGGTTTTTTATTTAGAAGTATATTTATAATCTATATGACTAAGACTGAATTAAAAAAACTGGTGACTGAGGTTATGTTAGAATCGTCTGATAATCCGTCATATATTGTGCGGGCGGATAAGTTTTATTCAAGTCGGGATCCCGATGCGGAGAAAGAGGTCATATATCAAGTTTTCAAAATAGTGAAAATCGATGACCCTGAAAGTTACGTCGTCGATTACGATGAGGAATTGGTTGGTGAATATGACTCTAAAAAAGAAGCCGATGCAGTGGCTGTCAGATTAAATAATAAAGATTCTAATTTAAAGGAAAACGAAGAAGTTCAGTATGTTGAATATGTTAGGGATATGAGTGGAGAAGTGCCATTCCTGATGGGTGCGAAGAAATTTGAATATGTTTGGGCTAAGTATCCGACTGGTAAGTTAGATATTGGAGTATATGCATTTGGTGAGGATATGGTATATGCGTATGAATTTTTCAGAAAGATGTATAACATCAATGAGGCGCCTGGTGTCGTTAAAAGTCCGGTCAGAACGTCCTACCACGTAGATACATATGACCTCTCACGAACAAGTCGCGATCCCGATGCGGAACGTGAAGATGTGTATCAAGTTAAAAGGATAACGTCCGATGTTCAGGGAGATGATTACGATGAGGAATTGGTTGGTGAATATGACTCTAAAGAAGAAGCTGATGCAGTGGCGGCCAGATTAAATAATAAAGATTCTAATTTAAAGGAAAACGCGGAAGTGCAGTATGTTGAATTTGCTAGGGATATGTATAACATAAGCGAAGACGGCGGTAAAACCAAGAATCCCGGCCGTAAAGGAAAAGTTTCCGATAAATTAGAAGCATCGACGAAATCGAATAATAGATATGATGGTGGAGTATATCTTCCACCAGGATTAAGAGAAAATGACGAAGAATTCGAAAAGGCCTATGGAACGGTTACGTTAAACGATGTGGATTATGACTATGAAGCGAAAGTTACGTTAAATATATCAAATCACGATGAGTATCATGGTCAGCCGGAGATGAATCCGGAGGGTGTGAGTGAGATTGAAATTTCGGATATTGATGTAATTTCTATAGAACCGGAACCAGCAACTGATTCAGATGGATCCAAAGTTTCAAAATTGATAGATAATGATATAAGAGAGAAGTATGGATCGGGCATGTAATAATTTTGTTTGACTTTCTATTTATAGGGGTTAGGATTGGTTAGTTCTTTGAATAATATTGGGGATGTACTGGTATCGACTTTGTGTAAGCGATATTTGGGGCACGTAGAGGATGATAGTCGGCCTCTTAAAAAAACTATTAAAAAGATAAACGCTAAAAACGTAATCGCATACGACTTCACACCGGAAGGTGTCGAGGTCGAAGTTGCAGCCTAATTAGGTTGCCCGTAGTATAGGATGACGCACGATGGTTCTATATTACGATATTTATGGTGCTAGGTAATTCATTTGATTTGGGTGAGTTATCGAAACAAATCGAATCTAAGGATGGGGAACTTTCGAGTTTTAGTATCACCATCACGAAAAAACAAAAACTATAAACGTGTAGTCTTGAATAAAGTTAATGCAGAGGACTTGGGTTCGACTCCCAACATCTCCAGAGCACAGTAGAATACCACCTTCACGTTGGTTGTGCTTGAGTCACGCTAAGAGTATTCTGAGTTTTAATAGATAAACACCTGACCGGAGGATTCCCTAAAGGTTAACCATATATCTTTGATATAGTTTATCTATTTTTTAAAAATTGCTCGTTTGATCCCACTGACGAAAAAAGAAAGCTTGGTTTTAAAATCTTTATATAAAATATTTCCGATTGACAATTTAAATATTATGTATAGAATACAAGTCGTATGGAGATATATATGTTTGAACCGTCCTAACAATGCGTATCTCATAGGGACATATAAATATCAAATATGAACACCAATAATCGATTTTTTAAGTGTGAATGTGGAACTCATACATTGGAAACTGAGTATGATGATGAGTTTAATCAATATAATTTCACTATATGGCACTATGGTCATCAGGGTGATGTTCCGATGTCATTTAAAGAGAGAGTTAGATGGTGTTGGAGGATATTAACTACTGGAAATCCGTGGGCTGACGCGGTTATTTTGTCGGAGAAAAGTAAGGTTGAATTAGTTAATTATTTGAATAATAAAGGTAAATCTGAAAAACAAACACTGCTTGGTTAAAAAACAAATAGGTTGACAAAAAAGAACAAGGTGATATTATTAAGAGGTATGTTAAACAACAAATTGAAAAACCAAAAAGAAAAATCGAAGAAGTATGTCGTTATTCGTGATGGTCATCGCGTTTCCGACGTAGAATATATCAACATGGAAGATGCATCCACGGAATATGCATATTGGGGTGGATTGATTAGGAAGTGGGATCATACATCCAAGATTGAAATTTTAGAGAAGAATGACCGACTTCATAGAACCTTCTAAAACCACATAATAAAACATAAGTATAACACGTTCATTAACTTGAACGTGTTTTTATTTTTCAGAATATGAGGTTTGATCTATAATTTTGATATTTATTTTCAGATTGATATATGAAAAAAGTATCATATAAACCTATTATATTGCCATCTGAGGATTCAGAATTAAAGAGTTTCATCGAGAAAAACAAGACGAAAATGATGGAGAATGTATTAAATTCTATAGAATATTCTCTTGATAACGATCTATCTTCCGTTGAGGTTTTCAAATTCAAACAGTCAGATTTCATTATAACTTTGAACAGAGATTGTTTTTTAGAAAATGTGGAAAATATATACAAGTATTACATTGAAAATCAAGAATATGAATTGTGTCCGAGAGTTAAGAATATTAATTTTAGATTAACAAAAAACTATGAAAGATAAAAAAAATAGAAAACCAGATACGAGTCCTGTAATACCACAAAATCAAAAGATAAAAAATAAACTTAATATACGAGAGGACCAAATATTAACGGAAAAACAAAAGATTTTTATAGAATTGGCGTTAAATAAGGATGTAAAGATGATATTCGTCAATGGTCCAGCTGGAACTGGAAAAACGTATTTATCTGTATTAGTTTCATTACTCTTAATGAATGAAAGACGTGTGAGTGATTTACTTTATATAAGAAGTGCGGTTGAAAGTAGTGATAGTAAACTTGGATTTTTGCCCGGTGAAAGCAGTGAGAAAATGGCACCGTATCTTCAGCCACTCTTAGATAAGTTACATGAATTCCTACCTAATTCAGATGTTGTTACATTACAAAAGGAAGGAAGAATAGACTCTATTCCGCTTGGATTTTTGAGAGGATTAAACTGGAATGCTAAGGCTATCATAGCAGACGAAGTTCAGAATATGACACAGAAGGAAATAGTGACGCTTATTACTAGAGTGGGTGAGTTTAGCAAAATATTCATCTTAGGGGATCCTGACCAGAGTGATATCGGTGGTAAGAGTGGTTTTAAAAAGATGTATGATGTGTTCGATGACGAGGAGAGTAGAAATAATGGAATTTTCACATTCACATTTGATGACGATGATATAGTTCGTTCTAAACTTGTTCGATTCATCATTAAAAAAATTAAAAAAGCAGTTTAATCTCATATTTATTCTTCGATATGGCAAATAAAAGAATAACAGAATTGGCAGCCACGACGTCATCTAGCTTAGATTCACAAGATCTACTATTGGTCGTTGATAGAAGTATTTCGGAAACACAAAACATCACGGTTGCGGAGTTCTCCGGTTATATTGCTGACAATGTAAAGGTATTAAACGCCCTACACTCAGATAAATCATCGGTGTCTGAATATTCCAATGTCGCAATCACATCGACTGAGTCGGAACACTCTGTCACATCTGATACATCCATTTCGTCGTCATTTTCGGATATAAGTACTTATTCATTTAAGGGTGGGTCTTCTACGTCTCCCTTTCTATTTCCAAGTTTTACTGAACTTGAGAGGAATAATATGACTAATATACCGGTAGGTTCTGTAATATATAATACTACTGATACTGGTTCTTTTCAAGGATACACGGCTACTGGTTGGGTAAGTCTATCATAAAGAATTTTATGAAAAATTCGAAACAAACTGATGCAGAGAAACTGGAGAATATTTTTGACGAGATATTGAAACTTACATTTGAGAAGGCAAAAAACGGAGATAGTGATGCATCTAAGATAAATTCATTAGCATATGAAGCTAAAAAAATAGTCAGTCGTTTTAATTAGTTATAATAAGTTGTGTTTTGTTAAAGAGTTGGTATGATTCTTTTAATGAAAGAATATACTGAAACTAGGTTACAAGAAAACTATGATGTATTCATAGATTTACTAAAGAAAACATTTAAAGGGGATCGGTTGAAGGGGCTTCTCAATCTTTACAGTGAAGATGAATATGGTATTAGACTTATAACTGCACCAGCATCCGCTAAAGCTCATTTTCATAACGCTTACATCGGCGGATATTTGGATCACATTATGAACGTGTATAAGGGTTGTCTCGGATCCAAGAAGTTATGGGCGATGATGGGTGCTACCATCGATTTCACCGATGAAGAAATGATTTTTTCCGCTTTACACCACGATTTAGGTAAATTGGGAGATAAGAATCAAGGAGAGTATTATCTTCCTCAAGACAGTGAATGGCACAGGAAAAATCGCGGAGAAATTTATAAGTTCAATTCCAATCTCCAATATATGAATGTAACAGACCGTGCTCTATTTATTCTTCAATCATATGGGATACAATGTTCTTGGAAAGAAACTCTTTCAATAAAACTTTCAGATGGATTGTATGACGAGAATAACGAGTCGTATTTAAAAAGTTATAATCCTGACCACGAGCTCCGCACGAATCTCCCACGTATAGTTCACAATGGAGATTTTATCGCATGTAGGTCTGAATATGATATGTGGAAACGTGAAAATTCGTGTGAAAAAATTATTAACGAAATTTAAATTACCGATTTCTTTCTCCGTTCATACAACCCACTAATAATAGTGGGTTTTTGGTTTATAAATTAATATTTATATATTTACAACTATGAATCTATTTTCATTTAAATCCCTAACTATATTTACTTCTTTATGTATAGCATCATGTGCGGCCTATTTCTCAATAATAGGAATTGCTATGTTATTTTCCGGTTCTAAAGTGGCAGCTATAGTGATGGCTACCGTCCTCGAATTGGGAAAACTCGTATCCACCAGTTTCCTATTTCGTTACTGGAACAAAACAAAGTCTTTTTTAAAGGTATATCTTACATTAAGCGTATTAATATTAATGTTTATCACATCACTTGGGATATTTGGTTATCTAACCTCATCATATCAGAAGTCTTCGTTGGATAGTAAACTTATGGATGAAAAGATAGTAATATATGAATCTCAGAAGTCGTCCGCGATGTTGAAAATTGGACAATCCAAAACACGAATAGAAAATATAACTCTACTTAGGAATGCACAGGAAAAAAGATTAAGTGAGGCAATGACCAATAATTTAATAGCTAGGAATCCTATACAATTACAGGAAATGCAATCACAGACTATGGAGTTGATTTCTAAAAGTGAATCCAATATAGAGAGTGAGGATAAAAAAATTCAAACAACGTTAGATGATGTGGATAGAATTAACAAAAATATAACCGATTTGAAAATTGAGTCACACGGTAAATCTGATATAATCACGTTCAAGTTTGTATCGGATGAGTTTAATATAAACATGGATACAGCTGTGAAGTGGTTTATAATCTTACTTATATCAGTATTTGATCCGCTTGCTATATGTTTATTATTAGCATATAACACAACTTTGTTTGATGACGAAGATTTAAAAAAAAAGATGAATCTCTGATTGATGATACGACATCACACTCAAACTCGGAAAATTCAGATAATAAGTTGACAATTCCAACAAATAAACGTATTGTCAACTCAGATTCATCTATAAGACGGCATGATTATTTTTCAAGGTTATTTAAGAATTAATTATTGTTTATCAAATTTGATGATATGTAATTCATATTATGAATGATAATGACATTAAAACGGTTTTAAATTTACTAAAAACTTCTATCAGGAGAACTGATTGGGAATGTGTGTGTGAAGCGGTGGAATATTTGGAAGAATTTTCATCTTCCGATATATCCGACGAAGACGATACTATATGACAATTATTATAACAATCATACTGTGCGTAATTTCTTTGATTTTAAACATATTTCTAATTACTTCTTTAAATATTAATTTAAAAAAAATTGAAATTTACGAGAGTTGGATTTTAAATTACCAAAAGATAGTTAAAGAAACATATCTATTGTTAAAAGAAGTAGATGATAAGGAAATTTTTGAAAAAGACGACGAAGTAGGCGCTGTATTTTCAAATATAAGGGAAATAATACAAGATTTAAAAGAAAAAACATATGAAGAAGACTTCGACAAAAAAAACTAAAACCCCTTCGTCAAAAAACTTAAAAACGAAAAACGCCACAGGTAAAACTACGGCTAAATCAATCACAAGTAAAACTGCGGTTAAAAATGTAAAGATCGTTACAATTAAAACTAAGGTTGTGGAACATATAAACAAAAAAACAACTTTACCATCTGTGGTGGTGTCAGTCGTGGCAGTGGAATCTACACCAAAAAAGATTTCGATTGAAAAGATGTATTTTACAAAAGACACCGAGGATTCTATAATCGCTTTCAATAAAGAAACGGATGATGATAGACGGAATGAAATATACAATACGAAGATAAAATATGCATTTGAAAAGTTGGTGGAAAATGTATTTAATACATTTAAGTTTAGTTATTTCGACGTTGGTCCGTTGGATGCTCAAAAAGAAACTTTATCACATTTGGTAGCCAATATTAGTAAATTTGAAGAAGGAAAGGGAAAAGCATTCTCTTATTTTAGTATAATCGCAAAGAATTATTTAATATTTAACAATAATTCAAATTATAAAAGATTCAATCAACAGGTTGATATAAGTGAAGAAAAAGAAGAACATACAGTTAGATTACAGACGGTCGATGCTCATCATAAAAAAGTAGAAAATCAAGAATTCATGAAAATGATGATCGAGTATTGGGATGAAAATATAAAGGATATTTTCCCCAAACAAAGAGACCTAAAGATAGCCGAGGCAGTTATAGAACTATTCAGAAACAGCGATAGAATAGATTACTTCAATAAAAAGGCGTTGTATCTCTATATAAGAGAAATATCAGAATGCAAAACGCAGCAGATAACAAAAATAATTAACAAAATGAAGGAACATCAACAAAAAATTACTAAAATGTATGTCAACGAAGGTGTTATCTAATTTAGAAAAATATTATGTTTATCACTTGATAGATCCTTCAACAAACATTCCATTTTATGTCGGAAAAGGTTGTGGAAATAGAATGTATAAACACGAAAAAGATGTTTTACGTGGAAATGTTCCAAATAAAACAAATTACGATCTTTTTGATAAAATAAGTGAAATTCATAAAAATGGAAAATCGGTTATACACGAAAAGATGTGTGACGAAACCAATGAAATCACATCTTTAGCATTAGAATCCGCTTTCATAGAACACTATGGAATGGAAAGTTTATGCAACTATACGAGGGGTTGGTTTGGTGATAGTCAACGAAGTGAGGAGACTAGACGAAGACAAAGTGTAGCTAATAAAGGCGTTCGTTCTTATATGTTCGGAGTCAAAAAAACCGAAGAACAGAAACAGAAAAATCGTTTAGCTCACACAGGAACAAACAACTCACGGTATGACCTCACTATCTATAAATTCTACAATTTCCATCTAAATATCGTAGAGGAATGTACCCAATTTGAATTTCGCAAAAAATATAAAATAGGAAGCCCAGGATTGCATAGACTAATCTCAGGAAAGAGAGCATCTGTAAATGGTTGGACGTTGGGTAAACGACTTGAAGATATTGAATCCGAACGCCGGATTAAAATAAGTCAATATAGTAAAGGCCGTCCGAAAAGCGATGAACATAAACGAAACTTGTGGAAAAATAGAACAAGAAATATCAAATAATCCAATATTTATAGGTTATGGAATTGAATGATATAGAGATATACAAGGGGAAAAACTTCTCTTCATTATGTAAGGAAATTGTAATTAATCAGAACGAGAAGAAGGATCAGTTGGATATATTAGTGAGTGAACTTCGGGGTCTTATAAAGACTGTAAATGATGCTATTGTGGTAGTTCCTCTTATAAAAGAATACCTAGATGTAGGTGTTAAAAACGACGAACAACTTGTTAAATTGGCAGCCATAATCCAAAGAATTCTATCAAGACCGAATGATGGCGTGGACGCTGGTTCTCCATTTATGATGACCGATGAGGAACGAAAACAACTAATGGATGAGGTGGAAATTCTAAAGATGGATAAATCCTCATCCATTAAAGTGAAAGATATAAAATGAGTTATACTATAGAGAATAATGCGGTCGATTACTCACATGAAGATGTTAATCTGTTAGCCACAAAGAGAGACCTATACGCTCAACAGGGAAAAACGGAGGTTCAATTTGAGCCGGGGATAGTATTGGATATTGTATTAGATCACAACCATCCTCTGTTTAAAAACGAAAAGTTGGGAAAAATAATAATTCCCGATGATTTTCCGCTAAATTATAAAAACATTCGTTCGGAAAGTGATGATAACAATTATTTTGCTATAGGTACGATTTTGGTGAGATTGTGTTATTCTCAACAGAAGGTCGAGAAGGAAAATTTAATTTGGGCCGTTCCGATGGATGATAGTTTTTCAACCTTCCCGTTATTAAATGAAATCGTTCATGTAGTTAAAATCTTTGACAAGTTTTACTATACAAATAAGGTAAACACAAAAAACTCATGTAATACGTCGGCAGATTTTAGATATGAACAGACTTATGGTAAAAAAATATCAAATCGTTCATATTCCGGTGTAGAGTTATCTGGCCCTGAGTCTAAATTTGATTCTCTGAAGGATGAACCTTCATATCTCGGGTTCAGAGGAATACTTGGAAATTACTTCTGGTTTAACAATAAAATAAGAAATTTAAGACGATTTGAAGGTGATAGCATATTTGAAAGTAGATTTGGACAGTCTATACGTCTTGGTTCATATGACGATGAACGGAAAAACGATAAAGGTTATAACGGTGACTATAAAAGTGGATCCGATTCATTTGGCGGCGGCAATCCAATGATTTTGATAAGGAATCGTCAGAAACCACTTGCAACTGATAATCCTCAAATATTACATCCTTTATTAAATACTATATTACCCATATCGTCGGAATTTAATGAGAAGAATGTTAGTGGGTATATGTCGGAGGATATAAACAATGACGGTTCATCCATTCATATAACCAGCGGGTTGACAAAATCTAAGTTTAGGACTACGTGTTACAAACGTTATTTTTCAACAGATAAATCGGAGGAACAGATTAAGTTTATTCCAAGTGGTGCTACAAATTTTAAAACTCCTATATTTGATAAGGATCAAATTGTGATTCACAGTGATAGATTGATATTCGCTTCGAGATTCTCGGAAACCATGCATTTCTCGAAAAAACGTTACATGGTTACTACGGATAGTGAATATACCGTTGATGCACATGACCAAATCGTATTGACAACAAATAAGAAAACCGTAATTAATTCACCTGCTATTTACTTGGGGGAGTATGATAATACTAACGAACCAGCGTTATTGGGGCAAACGTCGGTCGATTGGTTATATGACTTATGTATATGGCTTTCAAAGCATACTCATTGGTATAAGCATTCTCACCCGGACGCGGGCGGAGCATCGCCAGATAAAACTCAAGTACCGGTTGAACTTACAGAGTTAAAGGAACTTACTTCTCGGTTACACAGTCTATTAAGTCGTAGAGTTTTTCTAACAGGTGGGGGATATGCTCCAGGATCAAATGGTGGGTCTATCACAGATGGTTCGGTCCCTGTTAAGATATCAAATATCCAAAGTGAAACGTTGGTCGAGGGGGTCCCCGGCGGATGGAAGGGGAGAAGTAGAAGACAGGATGGAATTTTCGATGATCCCGTAATTTCAGCAGCGGAAGCCCAGCTCGCATCTTTTATGGAAAATATAATAGAACAATATGGAAGTCAATTATCTGAATCAGAGTTGACACAATTGTTAGAAGAACTTATAAATCAGTCTATGGAATAATATGACATTACCCACTCTACCACCGGTTCCAAGTTTGCCAACGGTTCCAAGTTTGCCAACGGTTCCAAGTTTGCCAACGGTTCCAAGTTTACCAACGATTCCAGACCTCAAAACGGTTACACTTAATCCCGCATTAAAAAATCTTTCCTCTAAAGTATCGGGATTACAAAATATAAAACTGCCTCCAATCGGAGATAATCTTAAAAAAATACAATCAATTGAACTTAAAAAGCCCCTTCCAGCAATTCCGGGTTTTACAAAACCTCAAATTGGAGGATTTTCATCAAAACTAATTATTTCAGTTGCAATTCCCAAATTACCCGGTTTACCATCGGTTCCTAAATTACCCGGGTTACCATCGGTTCCTAAATTACCCGGTTTACCGCCGATGCCCAAATTACCACCTATGCCGAATATGGCGAATCTAAACAAGATGAAAGGTGCCATTTCTTCTAATATGAAAAATAAAATAGCAAACATGATAAAAGGTTTTAAATCCAAGATTCCATCCGTTCCAAGTTTACCTTCATTACCCAGTTTACCTTCGGTTCCAAGTTTACCTTCGGTTCCAAGTTTACCTTCATTACCCAGTTTACCTTCGGTTCCAAGTTTACCTTCATTACCCAGTTTACCCTCGGTTCCAAGTTTACCATCGGTTCCTAAATTACCCGGTTTACCATCGGTTCCTAAATTAATTTAAACTGGTTTCCGTCAATTCTGGCAGGATTTAATATTATTTGATATTTATACCATATATGAAGACTGATGATTTTAAAAACATATTGAGGAATACGGTAAATGAAGAACTCCGAAAGGTTTTGCCGGAATTATTAAATGAGTATTTTAATAAATCTGATAAATCCACGGTTTCAGACCGTAAATCTCAAACGATTCCGATTTCAACTCAACAACCGTCTACTATAATTGATAAAACTGTCAAAAAGGAACTTAAACAATATGTTAAAAATCCTATTTTAAATCAAATTTTAAATGAAACCGTTGTTAAAATTCCAACAGACGGGTCCGTGGTTAGTTCCGGTCAATACATCCAGTCGGCCGTGGATTCCACAGAAATACCTCAATCACTATCTAATGTATTTAATAAGAATTATTCGACTCTTTTAAAAGCAATAGATGCTAAGACAAAAAAATAAATTTAATAGATTGTGGCAAATTCTAATTCACATTCTCCTATAGGGTTGAAAGTTCCATTTGTTAATGGAACCGGTGGATATTTTCAACAATCGTTCGATACTAATGATCAAGTTAAACAAAATCTAATAAATTTTTTAAAAACCAAAAAGGGTGAACGAAGAATGATGCCGGAGTTTGGAACTAAACTTTATAACGTTTTATTTGAACAGAAGGACGAAAATTTTAATAGTATAGCGAAGAACATAATATCCGAGGAGATAAATTATTGGATTCCCGAAGTTTCAATTCAAGATATTCAGATTATTAATGTTGAAAACCCAATAGGAGACGATAATTATAAACTGAGAGTATCTATCAATTTTATGGTAAAACAAACTAAACAGTTAGATACTGTCATATTTGAATTGCAAAGTACCAGATTATAAATTTATGGCAACCGTATTAGATAAGAACTTTACACCCCAATCCCGTGATATTCGGTATCTTGGTAGAGACTTTGATCAATTAAAAGCCAATTTAATTGAGTTTTCCAAACATTATTATCCCAAAACTTATAAAGATTTTAATAATGCATCTCCGGGCATGATGTTTATTGATATGGCATCATATGTCGGAGATGTTTTATCTTTTTATATAGATTATCAATTTAAAGAAGGGTTGATAAACTTCGCGGAGGAGAGAAAGAATATAATAAATTTAGCAAAATATCTAGGATATAACACACGGCCGTCTAGACCATCAACTACGTCTTTAGATTTATATCAAATTATTCCATCAAAGAGGGTGGCGAATGGTTCATTTGAACCAGATGAAAGATATTCACTCCGATTGAAGGAAGGATTGGAAGCACTATCATCAAATAGAGTTTCCTTCATAACTACAGAGGCGGTGGATTTCTCTCTTAACAGTTTAATGTTTCCACGCGTAGATGAAGTTTTTTCTAGAAACAGTTTAGGGGAGCCGGAATTTTTTCTTCTTAAGAAGTCCGTTAAAGCCTACTCCGGTAAGACAGTAACTAGAACGTTTAATGTACAGGGAACGACTCCGAATTTGAGAATAGAATTATCAGATGACAATGTTATTAAAATAGTGAATGTAAAAGACGCGGACAATAATACATGGCATCAGGTGGAGTATTTGGCGCAGGATCTGATACAATTGCCCGTAGAAAATAATCAATTAAATTTTGAAAATTTTTCAAATTATAAATCTACGGTTCCAAATATTATAAAATTTTTGAGAACCAATCGGAGATTTATAACAGAGGTCGATGCTAATAATAAGACATTTTTACAATTCGGAACATCTACGGATAGTTTGGAAGAAGAAATAATCGTTCCAAATTCGGAAATATTAGGTGTTGGATTTTCCAACATAAGCAAATATAACTTAACTTTAGATCCTACCAGTTTTATAAAATCAAATTCATATGGAATGTCACCATTCAACACAACATTAGAAGTTAAATATATAATCGGCGGCGGAATGGATTCAAATACAAATGTGGATGATATTACAATAATAGGTAAGGTTGAATATGACGATAAGGTGGAATATTTACCAATCGAATTGAACTTGGTTAATACTATAAAAAATAGTCTACGGGTGAACAACTCTATACCGGCTACGGGTGGATCTGGTCAAGAAAGCGCAATGGAAATAAAACAAAACGCAATTTCCAATTTTGCTGCTCAAGATAGAGTCGTGACGCGGGAAGATTATATTTCTAAAGTGTTGAATATGCCCGCTGAATTTGGCAGTATTTCCAAGGTGACGGTCGCATCCGAATCAGATTTACATGTTAATAACATAAAACCAATTCAAGGTTTAATTGATGAAAACAGTAATATATTAGTTGATGAAACTAATAAAGATTTTAGAAAAATAAATCTGGATGGTGTTAATCCGTTTGGGGTAAATTTATATGTTTTAACTTATAATGAAAATAAAAACTTAACTAAAGCAAATGAAGCTCTCATTTATAATCTGAGACATTACTTATCTAAATATAGAATGATATCGGATAGAATTAATATCATAGATGGATTTATAATAAATATTGGTGTGGATTTCACAATATTAACATATTCCACATACAACAAAAAAGAAGTTTTAACAGAGTGCCTTAATGCTGTTAAACAATTTTTCGATATAGAATTATGGCAGTTTTCTCAGCCAATAAACATTGGACAGTTGGAATTGGAGATAGCAAAGGTGAACGGCGTTCAAGCTGTTGCTAAATTAGAAATAATAAATTTAGCTGGAAATGGATACTCAATTTACGAATATGATTTAAAATCCGCCACAAGGAATAAAATTATATATCCTCCCATCGATCCATCTGTATTTGAAATTAAAAATCCCGAGGTTGATATACGGGGAAATGTATTATAATATCATGCATAAATTTATATTATCATCTTCAGATTCATTTGTAACTAATAATATAAATTTCACATCTAAAAATTTTGGCAGAGATGAGATTTTAGAAATTTCATCGGAAAAAACTTCCGTGAGATCCTTCGAAATTACTTCGTCTAGGTCAGCGAATACAAGCTTCGTTGGATTGGAATTAAAATATTTCGTGGGAAAGATAAGCGGATCACTTGTTGGGACGGGTCACGTGAGCGGATCGATAAACTGTTGTGGATTGGTTATACCCGATCCGCATAAATGTTAAAATATGCACCATTTCATATTTTGTAAAAAAGATTCTCTGATATATAATGATGAATCCGTTAGTTCTAAAAATTTTGGACTTGATCCTTATATTGAGGTGGGGTGTGTAAATAAACTCTCCCGAACGTTCAAAACTTCATCATTGGTATTGATGGGCAACTCCAATGAATTGATAGCCCGATATGTTCACAATTTCAACGGTATATTCACCGGAGCCATGTTCTGTTCAACCGGTAGCATCAGTGGATCTGTAAACTGTAATTGTGACCCAACACGTATGGTGGACGAGTTTAATGATTCCATGATAGATGAGTCTGGTAATTTTATATGGTTAATTCCGCCTGAAGACATAATTCCATAAATTGCTCTGACATACTTATATTTAAACATATGGCATTAACATTTACAGTAACTCAATTTATAGGAACAACCGGAAGCAGTTGTGTTTCAGGAAGTGTAGTAGGGGCATTCAGTGGGTCGACATGTGGATTCACTGGTAGTCTTACCGATTTTACAGGTACATTGACTGGATATATATCAGGTTCATATTATGTAGAAACGAATAGATATGTTACTGAATATAAGAATTTTATAAAGAGATCTCTTATTAAATTTGATTTATCTGAAATAAGCAAATCCATTGCATCCGGTGACATTGATGATCCAAAGTTCACTCTCAATTTAAAAACAGCTGAATCTAGAGAACTTCCATTGGAATATAAAATATATGCATTTCCCATAAGTCAGAGTTGGACAATGGGAACTGGTTTGTTTGTTGGAAATGGTTCCAGTGACGGTGTGAGTTGGTTATTTAAAAATTCACAAGATACATCTACGACGTGGTATCCGAACATTGACGTGGATTTTAACATATCCAGTTCAAACTATTTAGACACATCTTCAACAGCTTCATTTTTGAAAGGAGGCGGAACTTGGTATTATTCGTCTCCACCAAGCTGTTCCAATAATCTCAGTCTAAGCTTTTGTTCCAACATATCCGGTTCAAGTTATATATGTTCTCAATCTTTTTATAATGAATCATCCGATCTAAAAATAGACATAACCAGAATTTGTAGCGCTTGGATATGTGGGTGTATACCAAATGAGGGAATAATCCTCATGACTTCCGAGGAGTTAAATCCAGCTGCTTCGAATAATTTAAAGTTCTTTAGCAGAGAAACTGATACCATTTATTCGCCATACATAGATGTTAAGTGGGACGATTCTACCTTTAACACGGCTAGTTTATCTCCCGTTACGTCTAGTTTGGGTGTGAACGTGTCTATAAAGGGGATTAAAAAAGAATATAAAAACGGAACAAAGATTAAATTCATAGTTTTTTCTAGAGAAACCAATCCGGTTAAACAGTTCGTTTCCGCACAGTCAAACTATTTAACTCCGAAATATTTACCGTCATCTAGCTATTATTCTATAAAAGACAACGAAAGTGAAGAAGTAATTATAGATTTCGATGATTACACAAAACTTAGTTGTGATCAGTATGGAAACTATTTCTACTTGGATACAACTGGATTGCCGCAAGAAAGATATTATAGAATATTAATAAAATCCGAATTCGCTGACGGATCTATTCAGATTTTTGATAATCCAAATATATTTAAAATAACAAGATAAAATATGTCAGATTTAAATAAATTTGGTTACGAAATAAACTCTTTCAGAAATGGAACTTTGGATTATGAATTCAGCTTCAATTCGGTTGGTAATTTATTCTTCAAAAAAAACAGCGAGGTGTTCAATCAACAATTTTTAAAGTTAATAGTTTCTAATTTAGAATATGATGATGATAAGATTTCAAAAATTTATAATTTGGAATTTGAGGAATTTAAATCTGAAAATAAACCTAAAAATTCTATGACGGATGAAACAGAGAATAAGATACAAGAATTAGAGAATAATATCGAAGATTTGCGGTCTCAATTAAAATCAAATACCACATCTACAGATGTGGATAGATTGAAAGCCGAATTGAACGCAAATAGAGATATAATAATACAATTGAGAATTGACTCCGGTGAGGGAACTTCACCAGATGATTTTTCAGATGAATTTCCATACTTCTCAAAAACACTCTGAGACAGTTCTCTAATTAATCTACTAAAATATGTCACAACTAAACATAATAGGAGAATCTAAGAATCGGATAAATACTGTAAGTTATCTGAATTCTAAAGAAACCTCTTTGTTTTCCATATCTTCGAGTAAAGAATTTTTCTTCGGCGGTGCGGCTGAAGATGTAATAGAAGTGGGCATATATAACAGCCAAAAAGAATTAAGCACATTTACAGTTCTAAGCGGTTCTTCTTCGGAGGTTAAGGTATTTTATCAACATGAGGATGTCGATGGAAATATATTTACTGATTATTTTAACTCTAAGAAAAATAATCTCATACAAGACGGTGAAAAAAACATCTTAATTTCCATAGAAGATATAGTTAATTCACAATCTATAACTTCAGATAATTTTTATCTATCTTTGAATCCAGTTTCCAACGTATTTTCACAGAATAATCCGTTGACAATTAAGGAAATAAGTAATTCCAGAAAAGAAGTAAAATTAATAAAGTCATTTAAATCGGAAAAGATATATGATGATATAAATGTCACGTTCAACGGTGACCAAATATTATTTGATGGAAAACAATATATATCGATTAAACATGGAACAGTATATACACTGAAGATAAATGGTAACATCGACTTAATACAGTTCAGCGAAACGAAAGATGGAAAATTAAATGGTGGCGTGCAATTCACCGGGAATATAGTATATAAAAAGAGTACGCGTGAAATAATACTAGATACAACTGAGTATTTTCCACTGACGTTGTTTGCTTATAACAAAACCAAAAAAGAAAGCGGTGTAAAGATAATCTCCGATGGCAAAATAGATTCAAACTTATTTAGATTAAACACGGAGTTTTTATCTTTAAGTCCAAACAATTTTATTAATAAACGAATTTACGATGATGTAGATTATTACATCAACTTGTTTAATTTGACGGATAGATTTG